ACATCATCCAATTTTGTGTATTTCTTATAAGGTTTATCTTCCTCTTTAGTTATAAATAAGACTTTCCCGAAATCGCCTAGCAATAAAGGCTTTGTTGGTCTTACTACCGTTACTTTTATTTTCTTAGCCATTCTCTACCTCCGTTTTTACTTCTACATCTTTTATTAAATTTCTTGTTCTTTCACTTGATTCTCGCCAGTTCATTTCCACATCAAAACTGAATCTGTAAATATATTGACTGCTTTCAAGGAAAGTTAAATCTTTTATTTCTATTTCGTCATCACTTAATCCAAATCCGTTCCTAACTAAGTCGTGTCTTTTCTTAAAAACTATTACTTCGAGTAATTCACTTGCCATTTCTTCTGCTCTTGCCTGTGTCGGAGCATAAAAATCAAATTGCAAATAAGCGATAACTAATCTCAAAGCCTTTTCTTTTATCTCTGTATCTGTTGTCTCAACAGTTCTATATGCACTGTATGCAGACTTGTTAAGACTTATCGTATGCATAACTGCACATTCTATTGGTTTTTTAGCTACATAATTATCACGAATAACCTGGAAATTCACGAAACTAGCTAACAATTTCCTTAATTTCTCATTTTTCATTCTTGTATCCTTTCAATATAATAAATTCTAAGTTCATCGTGTTTCATATAGTTCTTTGCTGTTGTTACAATATAGTTATTCCCCTCAAATTCAATCGTATTTTTTAAGTCAATATCAATATAGCAATATATCTTTTTAGTATCTAAAGTCACTTGTATTCCTTGATCCGTAAGCATTTTTATATCCTGTCTATTAAGATTGAATACAGTCCCCTCGAATTCTTTACTTTCATCGACTTCAACCAGTTCCGAATTAATCCATTCGCTAGTTTTCTTTGATATTTTGCATTTGCTAAAAAATCTTTTTGGAATAAATGTTTTATGTGTCATTTTATACACCTACAATCTCATAATTAATCGAATTATATAGTGAGTGAGTATCCATAAGCGGTTTACTGTGTCCTTTTTTCTTTATAGTTTGCGGATTAAGTGCTGCAAAGTTACCACTTGCTATTGTTTTTTTGATTTTTTGGACTACAAATGTTCCTAGATTTTCATAAGCCTGTTGCCCAGTCATTCCACCTTGAATAATTTGTTCAACTTGACTTTTCATATACTCTTTTATCTCATTCTGTGCATTTGCAGTACCTACCGATAATCTAAAAAACGGTCTTGGAGGAATACCACGGCTTGTCCCATATTCATTGAAAATAGCATAATCTTGAACCGAGACTCCGTTATTACTCCCATCTCCTAAAACTCCAACTTTCACAGCATGAGAACTCAAATATTTCAGTTCCTTATCAAGTTTTTCTAGTCCCTCTAATTCATATACAATTTCAGCCATATATCCGCCTCGCAACACTTTCAATTTTTTCTCTTTTGTTACTTGCAAAATCCAAAAAAGAATAAGAGATATCATCAATCTTATAAGCCTTATACTTGCTCGCCTCTTCATCCATACTGTTTATAAAATTGTTTACAAGCATACAGATTTCATATTTTAACCAGTCAGGTAATTCGTCATATCCAGCCTTATAAGTTATCTCAATTTCTTTTTCTCTTGTGGCACAAGGACAATCTCTGAATTTAACAAACTCAATATAATTCCCACGGTTTTTATATTCATCATCAGAATTAATTGTCACAATTTCAACAACTGGACGTTTGTTTAAGTAAATCCATTTGTTATAATCATAGTCCTCTACAAGTTCCTCAACTTCAAGTTTATATCCAGTCATATTTTCAATCTGACTAATCGCAACACTAAGCAAGGTTTCAACCCTAGCTTTTTCATCATCAGCTAAGGTTTTACCTGTTATTCTTTCATAGTCATCTGCCGTTATAAACACTCGGACCACCTCTATTTTACTTTTAATGGAATAAATACATTTGGTCTAACAACTTTACCACCTAACCGTATTCTAGTAAAATATGTTGTTATTCTCTTGTCTGGGTCTCTATTCAACTCTTGCTCAAAATCTTTTTTTAACACATAATAATAACCGCTTGAAAAATCGCAGAACACAGCAGGATAATTTCCTGTTGTAATGTCATCTAAAAATTCCTCGACATACACAGGATAGCCATTAAATAGCATTGTTGCCCCTTTTGAAATATCGTTCCATATGAATCTTCCGTTATTGTCTTTCCACAATTTCATTTCTTCATACAATTTAGGTGATACATAATAAGCTGATTTTTTTCTGTAAAAAGGTTTCATTGCTGTTTCGAGTTTAACTAAATCGTCTTGCGTTACTTTACCTACTGCCGCTGTTGTTACTGCATTTGCCAAAACATCTGTGTTCGTTAAAAAACCTTCAATGCATTGTTGTGTCGTGGTACTATAAACACCTTTTAAAGTTAATAGAGATAATGTTTGCCCAAATTCTTCAGATATTGCCTCTCTTATTTCGTTCACAATATCAAACGCTGTATCCTCCCTTGTTTCGTCCGTAACAGGATATCTAACCTGTCTTGTTCCTGCTGTTATTTCGATTTGCTTAAATGCTAAAGACCCATCTCTTGTATTTCCAGCACCTTCTTTTACAATTTCATTTGCTTCTGTGATGTCATTTCTGACTGGGATAACAATTGATTTACCTTCTAATTTTTTTATTGTACCTTTCATTAAAAAATTGGATGTTTCTTTAATTTCTTTCAAAATTTCGTCTGATAAAACCGACGGCATTAGGATTGGGGTTACACCTGATGTCATAATAGGTGCCTTCGTTAATCCTTCGATATTTCTATCTCCAGTTTTTAAGAATTTCTCGAACGCTCCAATTTCTTTTTTTTCTTCTGTTTCAGGATTAGCTACACCTTTTTTCATAACTTCATCTAGTGCTTTTCCCATACTCTCAAGCTCCTCATTAGCCTTATTAATTTTACCTTCCAGCTCCTCATTTTTTTTCAATGCTGTTGCTAAATCTTCATTTGCTTTCTTAATACCATCCGTATTTTTATTCATTCCTTTTTCTAAATCTTCAATATTTTTTGGCATATTATCATCTCCTTTATTATTTTTATTTATATTGTTATCGCCTTTTACCGTTTGCACAGTCGCTCCAGGTACTGCACCTTTTAAAACTACACTACCCTCAATTACTTCAAACTCCTTGATTATTCTAGCGTCAACTTCTCCTATATCTGTCTGTACTTTTCCAAACTCTCTTTGTTTTAAAAAACCGCCAACAGACATTTCATAATTTGCTCCATTATTTTTCATCATTGAATAAACCTTTTGAGCATCTAAATTCAAAGCATTACCTTTTTCGTCTGTTGACAAATCAAGTTTAGCTGAGAACTTAAGATTTCCAGCTTCATCTTGATAAACTTTCAAAGTCCCTATTTCCTTACTCCAATCGTGCATATGTAACAAGAAATAAGTCTTGTCCTTATCCACTTTATCAAGTGCTGTCTTATCGAAATAATCTCCGTAACTGTCAATAACGCTATGTGTTACCAACTGCCCTTCAATTATTCCTTTTTCTTCAGTATCTTGTTTCAATACCATTTTGACACTTTTGTTAAATTCTTCCACTTTACACCTCCTATATTAATTCGCAATGACAATTTATGATTTCACTCGCCGGTGCTCCCAACTGATGTGGATGTTTAAGTCCACAACTAAAACTTTCATTTGCTGGGATAGTTTCCTTATCGCATTTCAAATGGCTTTCCCTGTCAGTTTTTCCACCACCAACGTGCCACCAAGTCTTTTCCAGTCCTGCCTGCTCCAATCCATTGTGATACGTTGTTGTTGCAGTAGTGGCTGTTTCAGTTCTTGCTATTACCATTGCCCTTTTCTTTTCCATGCCTTTTACTTTTTGAGTTATCTCTTTTGCAATATCCTTTATGTTTGTTCCGCTTTCCTGTCCACGAACTATGATTTTATTTAAAATATTTTTCGTGGTTTTGGTTATGTTTGTTACCTTTTCAGCAATTACCTTTTTACTTAACGCTTTTAATGTTCTGTTCTTAACTGCTGGAATTAATTTTTCATCAATGCCACGATGTGTAACAAGAAAATTAGATGTTTCGCTTATAGTTTCGAGCATTCCTTTTTTTAGCTCCATAAACAATTGATTACTAAACGTTTCCCAAGCAAATTCCCCTAAAAACATCTGCTCATTTACATCAATATCACCACGAAGTTGCTTAAATACCAGTCTTAGCCGTCCAAACAGTTTAAGTATCAACCTGTTTCGCATTTTCAATTGCCTTTTTGCCAGTATCTTTTTTTGTGAGTTAGTCAGCTTAACTTTCTTCGTTTTCCGCTTCTTCTTTGCCATCATCTTCCTCCTCAACTGGTTTTACGTCTTCGTATATTTCTTTGAGTGGTGTCATTGATGTACTGATTAAAACATCATCTCCATTTTCAATTGGCGGATATTCAAGCTCGGCTCTTTTTTCGTTTATTGTCAGATAACTAAGATTATTAAGCATCGCCATTTTTTCTTTTCTATCCTCTTTTAATACTCCAATTGTACTTGTATCGAAATCTATGTATTCGTTACTTTCTAACTTGTCTTTCATTATGTTGTTGAGATATTCGGCTATTTGCTCAACTAATGGCAATATATTCTCTGTATATAAATCTTTTTTAGCTTCTTTATAATTGCTAAACTTGCTGTTTGTCCTATCCCCAATTAAGATACTAGGCACATTCATAACAGCTGCAGTAGTATTCCGAATCTCGTCCATTGCATTAAGAAAATCGAAGTCCTGTGGCGAAAAGTCTGCCTCTTTTATTTCAGCTCCTTCTCCATCTAGGATAAGTGCTTTCCCTACATTCCTAGAACCGCTATTCTGCTCTATTTCGTTCTTAATTTCCTTTTTCTTAAAAGCGTTCAGGAACCTTTTAACAACGATTATAAGATTTCTCTTACCGCCATTCTTTAATATGCTGTTGTTCCATTGCATTATGTAACACCAGTAATTGTGTAAAGCAGTTAAAGATTGCACTTTGCTTATTCCGTGTCCTGCTCCGGCGATATTGTCGTAAATGTTCACACCTTTTATATAGTGAAACATTTTTAAATCTTCGCCCTTGTATTCCTTGTTGTTAATTCTTATTGATTTAATTCCGTTCAACACATTTTCGTTATCGTACTCAATGTGATAAGAGCCTTTTTTGAATAAAATAAGCTCGGCTTTTGTGAATAAGTCAACTCTCATTACAAGCAGTTCTCCAAACAAAATATAATACAAAGCAAAATAATTTATAAATTGGTCTGTATTAAGCAAGGAATTAGGATTTTGCAATGTATTTAGCACATAGCTGCTTTTAACATCTCTAACATTATCCCCATATCCTTTTTTATATGTTCCCCATTTTAAATTGTTAATTGCTTCATTTATTCTTGTGATAGCACTTGATGTAAAAGGATTTTTATACAACTGGCTCAAAAACTTTTCAGGACTTTCGTCTCCAAGAGAATAATTATTTATAAATTCAGATAACGTAACTGGCGACCTGGTACTCCAAAATCCTTTTGAAAAAATGTTAAGTCTCATTATCCACCTCCTCTTTGTAATAATGTTTATTTAATATATATGGTGTATAGTCACTCAAAGCGTATTTGATAGCGTCAAAACTGTGTGGGTCAATGTTAAATGGTTTTTGTGTTTTCGGATTTTTTGCTATTAGTCCATCTTTATTGAAAAACCACTTCATTTCCGTCAACTCTCTATATGTGTTAGAGCATACATTTTTATCAATAAATATATTTCTAAATGATTGTATCTTTTTAACTCCAGCCTTGCTTATGTCGCTCGTTTTTTTGACTGGATTAATCATTAGATTATTCATATTGTAAAAAGCAATTGCCTTTGGCTCAGCACTATCTGCATAAACAACTTCTCCGTCATTTATTAATTTCTGTATCATTTCAGTTTCCAACATTTCTACATCGGTTAAATGATTATCGTAAAATTCATCATAGATATACAAATCGTTCAATTCCTCATCTATCACAACTCTTACTATTGCGTTATAGGAATTGCTGAAACCAAAATCGAATCCAGCAAATCTATTCCATTTACCTTCAATTAATATTTCTATCCTGCTTTGCTCTATATGATGTAAATTTCTAAATAATGTATCTCCAGCACTTCCAAATCTCCCTAATGTCTTTATTGCTCTTAAATAGTCAT